GGTTACTCCGTGAAGTCGTGGTCGTCGCCGCTGGCCGCTTGGCGCTCCGCGAGGATCGCCTCGTAGTCGGCCTTTTTGATCGGCTTGGCCCCCTCGGGGAGTACGTCGCCCTGCTCGGTGACGCCCAGCTCCTCGCCGGACTGCCAGTAGGTGCGACGCGAGACCGGCTTGGGGCCTTCCGGCTCGTCGCTGTCATCGACAATCAGGTTCGGGTCGATGCTCGCGGCCTTGGCGTCTACCGGCATGTCCACGTTGGGCCAACCGGGGAACACGGTCACCAGCACGGGGCGGGCGTCACCGCCCGAATCCACGCGGGTTCGGCCGTATTCCTTTTGAAGATGGTCGCGGATTTCCGCGTGGCTGCTGCGGTCGATCTTGCTGGGTTCCGCCTTGATACTGTGGACGGACCCAAAGCCATGAATGGCTTGAAGGACCTTGATCTCGGCCGGCGTGATGCCGGACTTGGTGACGACGTGATTGCGGTCGCCGCCGATGTTGATGTCAGCTGTATAAAAGCGCATCGGGTTCTCCGTACAGCGTTGAGTAAAAAGCCCGCCCCCGCAGGGGTGGGCTCATGGTAGCCGATTAGGCGATTTCCGCCACCATCGACGTGTTGGCCTGAGTCATGGACAGGCCGCCGGCCCAAGTCATGCTCTTGTAGACCACCATCTTGTCGTGCGGACGCGCCGGGTTGTGGCGCTTCATGTCCTCGCCCTCGATGGGACGCATCTTGATGGCGTTCATGTCGATGAAGTAGCAGAACTTCGACTTGGACAGGTCATCCAGCGTCGGGTCGTACATGACCGTACCCAGCCCGCGGATGCTGACCTTGCCGATACCCAGCTCGGTGGTGTCACCGAAGCCCGTCTGCGTCAGCGTACCCTTGGCATATGCCTCGTCCTCGATGGCGTCCATGAAGGCGGAGCCGGCGAGGATAAGGAAGTTCGGGTTGCCGTAGCGACGCAGGGTGCGGACTTCTTTTTGCAGCGCGCGGATCAGCGCCGAGGTGCTGGTGTCCGGCGTCACCTGCGAGGTGCCGTTGGCGGTGGTGAGCGCGACGTTGCGCCACAGCGGCACGGTCGCACGGTCGATGCCACCCACGACACCGGTGGCCGGGTTCTCGGCGATCAGGTAGCGGATGCCCGGTACGTCCTTGGTGGACTGGGTGCCGTCCTTCCACAGCATGGTGTTCATGCCGCTGGCAAAGCCCTCGGACATGTCCTCCAGCTTGGACTCCAGAATGTTCTGGATGACGGTCAGGTCACGCTGGGAGTGCTCGGACGTGCGGGCGCCGTTGGTGTCCACGACGGAGATACCGTCTTTCAGCAGCTCCTCGGTGGTCATCTTGATGCCGAGGTGCTGCATCTTCCACGGGTAGGATGCCTGCTTGATCGGCGTCGGGTTGACGAACGACAGGGTGTCGTCGCCCTCGAAGCCCTCAAGGCTGGACTGGGTCTCGAACACCGGCGAGACGACGATGTTCTCCTTGCCACCCGGGAAGGACTTTTGCTTGGAACGCAGCTCACGCAGGAGCGGCTTGTCCTGAATGTGCTGGTTGTACAGCTTCTTCTTTTCGTAGAAGTCGAACGCGGCGTTGGCCACGTTGTCGAGAACGGCTTGAGTAAGCGCAGCCATGGTCTGTTACCCCTTGGATTGGCTGGCCGCCATGGCGATGGCCTCCGACATGGAGGACGGTTCGCGGGCGGCACTGGATGATGAACCCCCGCCGTCCATACCAGACGGGCCGCGACGAATCGTCGGCTTCGGCTGGAGACGCCGCAGTTGGTCGGTGACGGACTGGTGCGCTTGGCGTACCAGCCGCATGGCGTCCTCGGCCGACCGCGGACTCTCCTGCTGAATCAGCAGTTGCAGCTCTTTCTGGATGAACGGGGCTTTCTGGTCGTACTCGGGATCGCTGGCGGCAATCTCGCGCTGCGTCTCGTCCGCGGCCGTGGCCATGGCGTTACGCACGCGCTGCGACTGCTGCTCGCGTTCCTGAACGTCACGTTGAGTACGTTCCCGCTCGGTCTGCTGCCGGGTCCGCGCGGCTTCATTGCGGGCGCGCACCAACTCGCGTGCGTCCCGCTCACCTAGCTCGCCCATCTCGACACGCTCACGCAGGTCGTCGGGCAAGACCTCCCCCGTGTACCGTTGCAGCATGTCAACCTTCGGCTTGAGCATCTCCATGGCCTGTGCCGGGTCGCGGTTGAAGGCGGCTGCGATTTGCAGTGCCTCGACCACGTCTTCCTGCCGCAGATCGTTCTGCTGCATGAAACCCTGCACGGCGTTGAACTGCTCGTGACCGTAGCGGTATTGCTCAACTTCGGATTCCAGCGTCTCGACCTTTTCACGGGTCTCGTTACGCTGGTCGATGACCTTCTTGAAGCGGTCGTAGGGGACACGCTGGCCTTCCTCAAGGTCAGACCCGTCGTCCTCCTCGTCCGACTCCTCGTCGGTCTCTTGGCGTTTCGACTTCTCCGACTCGTCTTTGCCCTCCTCGGACTCCGACTTGTCCTCGTCCTCACTGGACTCGGACTCGCCGTCTTCCGACTCGGACTCGCCGTCGCTCTCGTCGTCGCCCTTCAAGGCGCCTTCGATCACGTCGGTCAGCGACTCCTCGGTTTCCGCCGCCTCGCCTTCCGGTGACGAACCCGGGGTTTCGTCAAGTGCCGCGGTTGGCGCCTCCGCGTTTTCGGTTACGCCGTCTTCTCGGTCTTGTGTGTCCACGGGCGAGGTGGACTTGGCTTGGTTGGCCATTTACGCCTCCTTTCAATGACTTACGTGCGATTGTACGAACCCGGACCTGCACGTGCAACTACCGTGTGTTCGGGTCCATGTTGCGGGACTCGGCCGGGGGCCGCGGTCCCATGTTGCTGTCGCCCTGCTCCACGGTCGTCTGGTCGCCGCCTTCCCCGCCCTGCTGGGCCGGGTCACTGGCCGGGTCCCCCGTGCTGACCTCCGCGTTGCGGTTGGCCGCGGTGATGGCCGGCTGTGCCGGGTCAAACGCGGCGTTCACGTCCAGCCGGTCGTCCAGACGCTCTACCAGCTGCTCCAGCAGCCACTTCGACTTGACCCCCGGAATCTGGAGGAGGAACGGCATCAGCCGCTCCATGTTCTGGATTTCCGCCGACTTGTTCGGCCGCCCGGAGCTACCGGCCCGCACCTCCAGCCACAGGTCCTTGGCCACCTGCTCGCGCGACCACTCCGGCCACACGGCGCCGCGTCCGGCGATCTCCTTGACCTTGTCAGCGGACATCTCCGTGATAAGCAAGTGACTGGCGTACTTGGCCAGCTGGGTCAAGAAGTCGTCCAACTCGTCCACGGCCGCCCCGATGGCGGACAGGCGGGCCGACTCGGAGATGGAGGTCTCGGTTGCCGTGGCCCCGGAGGCACCGCCCATGACGGCCTCCTGCGTGCCCACGGTCTTGTACACGTCCTCGTCCAGCGACCCGACCTCGTACTGGTTGGGGTCGATGGGGTTGGTCGGGATGGCCTGCAACACCCGGCGCACGTCGTCCTGCTCGGTCAGGCCCGACAGCTCGACCACGTCGTGGGCCTCGCGGTTCTCCAGCGCCTTCTTGTCCTGCGAGTCCAGCCGGCCTTTGGCCGCCACGTAGCCGGGACGAGCCGCGTCGCGGTGTTCCCGCAGGCGCTGGCGCATCAGGTTCCGCTCCATCTGCATGTCGCGGATCAGGCGCACGTCGGACGGCGGGAACAACTCCTCCTCGTCCTCCAGCCCGTTGAACAGCAGGGGGAAGAAAGGCCAGAACCGTTCGAGGTACACGTCCGGGGTCTTCGGCTCGACCAAGAACTCGTCACAGCCGTTGGCGACGGTGAAGGTCTGCCCCATGTGCTTGTCCCACACCTCCCACACCAGCACGCGGGTCTGCGTGTCGCGGGCCTCCGGCTCCATGTCCGCCAGCGCGTCCTTGGCCATCTCCTTGCCGTCTGGCTGGTACGGGGTGAACTTGTCGTTGACCGACTTCTCGTACACCTGCCGCACCTGCGCCGGGGTCAGCAGGAACTCCTGCGCGACCCAGCGGGCGCCGAGAAAACCGTCCAGCTGATAGCAGTCCGGGTCGGGGATGATGCTGGTACTGCGGGGGAAATCGAAGTCCAGCCCCTCGCGGATATAGGACTCCTGCTCGCCCATCACCTTGTCCAGCAGGTTCTGCAACTCGGACAACTCGGCGCTGTCCTCCTCGCTCGGCTCGCCGTCCTCGTCGGTCTCCTCGGCGATACGGGCCTTGAGCGCGGCGACCTGCTCGGTAAGGTCGGTCACCCGGGCCACGTCCTCCGGCCGGTACTCCTCGAACCGGTGGTAGCCCAGCTTGGTGTACCCCACGCCGGTGGTCAGCGCCCGGCGAACAAGGTGCTTCATCGACGCCTTGAACGGCGGTTGCTGTTCGCCGATCTGGTGCTCGTACACCGTCTCCAGCGTATCGGCGATGCGGTCCATCTGACCTTGATGCTGGGTGCCCTTCCGGTAGTCGTCCAGCAGCGCCTGCGCCTGCTGCACGGCCACTTGAATCTGCGCGAAGGTCTGCACGTCGCCTTGCGCGTAAGCCTGCTGCGCCATCTGTTGGCCTTCCTGCACGGCCATTCGCGCCTGCTGGATGGCGTCCGGGTCACCGTCCCACTGGGCAAAGTCCAGCGTGCGCCGACGCTGGGCAACGGCCTTGGGATTCTTGGCGTATAGCGCCGCTTCACGCTGCCGCAGGTGGCGCTGGACGATGTTGACCACGTAGCGCGGGTCGTCCAGCTTGGACTGCCCCGGCCATTGCAGGCCGCGGGCGAAGCGCATGTCTTCCTTCATGCGGTCGAACGCATCGCCGTGGTGTGCCTTGGCCTTCCGCACGCGGTCGCACCAGAGGGCAACCTGCCGCGCGTTGGCCTTCTCCGCCGTCTGCTCGGCCCGGGTTTCCATGTCCGGCTGTTCGGTGGCTTCGATTTCCATCAGTGCAGGTACCTTGCTGTGCGTTCAGTCGCCGAATTGCGGGCGCGGATGCGCTCGCTGCTTTTCAGTATCCACTCCAGACTGCCGGACTTCGGTTCCGGCTTCTCCCGCGGGACCATGGACTCCGCCCGCACTTGCGAGGCCAGCCCGATGCCAACCCACGCGAGGAAGTCCACGAAGTCGTCGTGCGCCCCGTTGGGGAAGTTGAGCATCTGTTCCACGGCGTCGTTGTACCACGGGGCCGTGGCGGGGAGAAACACCTTGCCCATCGCCATGCGGGCCTGCACCGCCTGCGCGCGGGTCTGCTTGTCTTTCACCGGCGTGCGTTCGGTGACGGCGCAGTAGGTGTTGGTTTCCTGCATCCGCTTTCGCAGGAACGGGCCGATGGACTTGGAGATATGCCCTTTTTCCGCCCACCAGTTATGGATCGGGTAGCGCCGCATCAGCTCCAGCATGGCCTCGACCTGATCGTGCGCTTCGAGCTTGGCCCACACCACGTCGGACAGGACGTAAATGTTGTCCTGCTCGTCCACGCCAACGACGCCCAGCACGGTGGAGTCGCGTCCCTGTTCAGTGGAGATCGCGTGGTCCGAGGCCGCGTAGTACCGCAGGTTGTCCGGCAGCTCGTGCGGACGGTAGGTCCGCAGGTGCTCGCGCTTGAAGAAGTTGCCCTCCGGCGGCGACGGCCGGCCCATGTACAGGGCGGCAAAGCCGGCCGGGTCCAGTCGGCGGAACGAGTCGAGAAAGGCGCGCGGGGTGCGCTCCTCCCACAACACTTCGCCCACATCGCGGCCCAGCGGGTCGTCTTCTTCCGCGAAAGCGGGAATGTTGATGACCTCCCACGACGCGGCATCCTCCGCCGTGGTGTAGCCAAGGTCCGGGTCGGTCAGCCGGCCGATCAGGTCGTCCTCCGCCCAGCGGGTCGCCGTGATGACCACCGCGCCGGCCTTGCCCATCAGGCGGGACATGGCATCACGGGTGAAGCCCTCCCACAGCTTGTCCTTGGTGGCCTTGGACCGGGCCTCCTCGGCGTTCTTGATCGGGTCGTCGATAATCAAGCAGTTGTGGACGAGGACCCCGTTAGCGTAGAAGTTGTGGTTGTCGGCTATCTGGAGGTCATAGACAGGCTCCGGCGATCCGTGTAGCTCCTCAACCACGGCCACCGTGTCTCGCCCCGGCTCTCCGCCGCGTGCCACTCCCTGTGATGCGTAGCGCACAACGTCACAAGGTTCACCGCCCGGTTGTTCGTCGGGTCGCTGTCGAGGTGGTGTACCTCCAACCGCCGGTCGTCCCGACCACAGACCACGCACTTGTGCCCGTCCGCCGCCAGCACGCAGGGGCGCATTAACCGGAACCCCTTGGCCCCATGCACCTGCCGCCGCTGCGTAGCTCCACCCTTCCACTTGGGGTTGCCGGCCCCGCTGACGCGCGACGAGTGCCGCACAGCGGCGCAGCCCCGCGAACAGAAACGAGATCGACTGTTCGGCTTGACGAACAATGCCCCGCAGGTTTCGCAAGCGGCCGTGTTCCTCCGTCGCGTGGCTGCCTTCCGCGCGTCGGCCGCGGCTGACAGGCACCCCCGACTGCAATAGGGGTGATTGTCTCGCCCCAACCGAGAAGCCTTCGGGGCTGTCGCCCCGCATACCACGCATGTAGGCCGCCCGTGTCGCCGCTCGTTTTGCCGCGCGGACCAACACGCTTGGGAGCAGAAAAACTCTGTTCTCCCCGCGTCCACCGCTTTCCGCGCGGTGTTCGCCGGACGCGTTATCCGCGCCTCGCAGTGAGCACACGAGACGGTCACCGGGGGTAAGTTCATCCGCCCGGACGTACCCGCGAGCGGTCCAGACTCGATGGTCCGCCGTAGCCGTAACCACTCGGCCAGCGGTAGTGGTGACCCGTCGTAGCCCAGCTTTCTTACGGCGGGCGACACCCTCGATTTCCTTGTACTCATTACGTCCCGTCTCGTGGTTGTACGACAGGACTTTACGGTAAGGGGATTCAACAAGCTCGTCAATCGGTTTCGCGCCGCCGTCCGTGTCTATGAGCGTGCCTTTTGGCAAACAGTCCGCCCCCTTACCAGTAAGCTGACCGCCGAGACCGGCAAAGGTCATGATGCCTCCGGCGGTGGTCTGCTGGCGGTTGGCCGCCTTTGCGTTACGGTTCAGCTCCGCCTCGGGGAACACCTGCGTGTAAAACGGCGTGAGCATCAGGTTACGCACGTCCCGGCCGAACTCCTTGACAAACTCGTCGCCGTAGCCGGCGAGGATGATCTGCTTGTAAGGGTCCCGACCCATCATCCATGCAGGAAACGACTTGGACACCAGCTGCGACTTGCCCACACGCGGCTGGACCGAGATGCACAGCCGCAGGGTCTCGCCCCGCTCCACGGCCTCCAGCTTGCGGGCCAGAAACTCGTGAATCTTGTGGACCTTGTAGCGCGACTTGGTGGCGTCCCCGGGGTGGCGCGGGTCCGGCATGGACATCTGCACGAAGTCCAGCAGGTCGTTGCGCGCCGTCTTGATGGTCTTGAGGCGCTGGGCGGCCAGCACCTGCTTGCGAACGGCCTCGATCTTGTCGCGCACGTCCGCCGGGAGCTTGTCCAGCTCCTTCTGGCTTAGGTTGAGTAGCTGTTCCGCCGCGTCACTCACGCCTTACTCGCCCCGCTTGGCCTTGGCCCGGGCCACAAACGCGTCCTTGAGCATGGGGGTGACGTTCTTCACCGCCCGCTCGCCAAACAGGAAGCCCAGCACCAGCGTGTTGACCACGATCAACGCCGTCTCCTGCCGGTCGGTCAGCGTGGTCCACTGGGTGAACCACATGTAGTCGAGGTACAAGGCGGCAAAGCCCCACACGATCCGCTGCGAGCCGCGCAGGAACAGCATGACCGGACCGAGGACCGGCATGGACTTGAGGTCGGACGCCGTGCCTTCGTACTGGCGCACGCGCTCGTTGACCCGGGCCTCGGCCTCGGCCGTCGCCTCGTTGGCCTGCGCGCGCTTCTCCATCTCCAGCTTCTCCAACTGGAGCTTCATCTTGGCCTTGTCCTCCTCGCTCATGTCCGGCGGGAAGTACGTCTTGATCGCATCGAAGGCGGTGTCGGCCAGCCCGCCGGTCAACACGTCGCCTATCTTGCCGAGAATACCCATGCTGCCCTCCTGTCAGGCGAAACCCTGCTCCAGCGCGCGGTAGACCTGTACCATGCGCTCCTCGTCACGGTCCCACACCTTGATACCGGACCAGACGGCCGGGTCGCCCGGCTCGCGGTCGTCTCGCACGTCGAGGTGCATCCCCCACCGCGGCTCCCAGTCGGGGTACACGCCGATGCCGGTAAACCCGGTCTCCTTGGCGATGTCGAACGCCAGCCGGCGGAATCGCCGGCCGATCTTCGGCATTACGTCCACGGCCCGCACCTCGCCCCAGCGGTCCACGTTGTGCTGGCTGGTGCCTTGGGGGCCGTGGTGCCGGCCCAGCGCCTTGGGGTGCGGACTGATTACCACCGGGTGGCCCAGCCGGTCACGAAACTCGTCCAGCAGGGCCAGCAGGTGGGGCGACATGTCGCGGCCCCACTCACGGAACTCGTCCGGCGTGAAGTGCTGCATCTCAATCATGCGGATCGTCCTTGCGTCGCTTATGGTTGGCCCGGATGAATGATAGCGGGTCGCTGGCGAACTGCTCCGACAGTCGCATGACACCCGGCAGGATATTCATGGCCGTCAGCCCCAACATGAACGCCGCGGCGTTCTGCCCGGGGGGCGACAAGGACAGCACTACGGCTACCGCCGGCGACACGTAGCCCGCGAACAGCGCCCCCGTGAAGATGGCGAGGATGCGCCCGATCATCGACAGGTCGTCGATGTACCGCAGGGAGATGACGGCCCCGACGGCCCCGGCCAGTACGGCGGCCCACTTGACGCCGAGAACGGTGCTGATGGTCGTGGTCACTGGGTCCGTCATACTGCTCCTCGATTCTGCTGCGGCCCGCCCATCGCCCCGGTTTTCGCCGGGGCGGTTCCTGTTACTGCTCATGGCGCGGTCCGTTAGTCGGCAACCATGATACCGGCGACCTCGGACGACAGGACTTTCTTGAGGGTGGCGGCGCTCATGCGATTCTCCTTGAGAATGAACGGTTTAGCTGGTGCCAGCGGTTACGAGAACGAGTCTATCACCAACAGATACTGGGTTGCGAGGGCCGCGCCGAAGACCGCGCCTACGAGGTATTCCGCCGCGCCGGTGCCCCAAGGCGTTTTCCACCCAAGCCAGTAGCATGGCGCAAACAGCACGACAGCCACCCCGCCCGGCGCCAAAGCCCACCACGACCCGCCCACCGTAGGCAGGACGAGAAACACGGGCAGGTAAAGCAGGCCGCGGAGCGCCATCCCCGTAAAGTCGCGCCAGAAGCGCCAGCAGGGCGGACGCGACTTACCCTCGTGATAAACCACATCCCCTTGCACCTTGTGGACCGGGTGGATGCGCTCCGCGTCCGCGGCCCACTGGGGGCCGAACAGTCGAAACAGCACCTTGTCTATCCACTGGACTTCCGGGTCGTCCGCCCATCCGTCTTTCTTGTGGCCAAGGTCAAAATAGCTGCCCCACCCCTGCACGGACCCCAGCAGGTACAGCAGGGCAACGTAGACCGCTGTGAGCGGGTCGGTCAGCCACCAGACCGCCAGCCCGACCAGCGGCGCGGCGAGCCAGAGCGACCGGCCAAGGCCGAAGCGCGGAATGATCGGCTTGAACCCGCCGCCACGCAGCCGGTTGACGAACGCGCCGAATGCGGCCGCCGCCAAAAGGATCAATGCCGTCTCGATCATGCCGTTGCCTCCTCGATCATTTGTTCTGCGTCAGCAACCGTCAGTCCCAGCCGGAATAGCTGCGCGCGCGGGTCCTCGCGCCACTCCTCTTGGTATCGCTCGGTCACCACGCCGTTGTCGTCCCGGTCCTCGCGCACGCGGTGGGTGTCGTCAGAGCGGCCGGCCTCGCCTTCGGCCAGCTCGCCCGTGATGAACCAGTTGAACCGTTCGTCGATCATCCGGCGCAGGTGGCCGGCGGTTTCCTGTGGGTAGTCCGCCAGCGTGTTGAGCACGTCCTGCCGGGTGTTGAATCGCTTGGGAAATCCGCGCATTACAAAAGCTCCATGTCGGCTTTCAGGGAATCCAGCCCGAGGGACTGGCGGAGGTTGAAACTGTTGCACCAGCGCAACCAGCCTTCGGTGCTGGCGATGGACGAGATGACCTGATCGGATGTCATGCGCCCTGCCACCCAGCGGTGGGGCAGCCGGGCGACACGCCGCTTGACCCGGCGCACGGTGGACTTGCGCGCCAGCACCTTGTGGCACCAGTGACGGTAGCCGAGGAAGTCGAGCCCTTGGCTGACCGGGAACACGGCCCAGTGCGAGAAGCGCAGCGCCAGCCGCTCCGATAGGAACCGCTCGACGCGGTCCTTGATGGCGTGGAGTTCGGCCTTGTCGTCACCGAAGATCACGAAGTCGTCGCAGTAGCGCACGTAGGCCCGGCACCGCAGGGTGTGTTTGACGAAGGTGTCCATCTCGTTCATGTAGAGGTTGCCGAACCACTGGCTGGTGTAATTGCCAATCGGCGTGTTCTTCCCGCCGGGGAATGATCGGATAATGTTTTCGAGCAGCGAGAGTGTCGGCCGGCATTTGATTTTCTGCCGGAGAATGGACAAGAGAATCTCGTGGTCGATCGACGGGTAGAACTTGGAAATGTCCGCCTTGAAAACGTATTTATGGCCCCGGACAAAACGCATGACGCGCTCACTACCCCGGTGCATTCCCTTGCCTTTTCGGCAGGCATAGGAGTCGTGGATCATCAGCCCGTCCCATATCGGCTCCAACACCTGAATAATGGCGTGCTGCACGATGCGATCCGGGTAGAACGGCAGGATGTAAATCGTCCGGCGCTTCGGTTCGTGGATCAGGCGCGTCTTGTACCGCGACGTGTCGAACAACCCCGTGCACAAGGCGCGCTGGATGCGCAACAGGTTGCCCGGCACGTCCCGCTCGAATGCCTGCACCGCGTGCTGCCAACGCTTGCCGCGCCGCGCGGCCTTGTACGCGGCGAGCAGGTTGTCGGGGTGCGTGATCTTGTCGAACAGGTTGCCGTGTCTTTTCATGGTGTGGGTCCCGCCGTGGACGTTCGAGTTGTCTACTAGCCCAGAGCGGGCGGTCGCTGTGTGTTTCGCTGTCCGCCCCGGCGCTGGGCGGGGCTTCGCAACGAGGTCCGAGAACCAGCCAGCGGACCGTGTGGCCCCGCGACTTGGGTAACGGTTCATCCGCTGTATCCGTGACGCCGTGCGCCGATTTGTTGGAATTCAGATTCAGAGGCGAATTATTCCAATTCGAGCTGCGTGAACCGCATTTCGAACCATTCGTCCAATTACCACCGAATAGCGGCCAACACGACTAGAGTTCTCGTACCTTTTCCGAAAGCCCCGACGAATCGGGACTACGAAAACTGCTTAATTTCTCCGATTTTTTGCTGGCTCCGCGACGCCGCGCGCCGAGGCGAAGGAATACAGAACCAGAGGCGAATTATTCCAAACCGAGCCGCGCGAACCGCATTTCGAACCATACGTCCAATGCCCACCGAATAGCGGCCGGTTGGGCGCTTCGTAATGCTCGCCCCGGTCGACGTTGTTGGCGTCGTCGTAGGACCCTGCCGTGCCGTTCGTATCGGCAGCAGCCCACGCTGACCCCACGTCGTTGGTCGCCCCGCCCTCGGCGCCCCACTGCCACAGCACGCCGGTGGCATCTTCGACGCCGATGTTCGAGATGATGCGATGCCCGTTGGTCGCCGTGTGCGCCCCCGTGGTGCCTGGGTCGGCCGAGCCGGCGATGTTGACGCTTTGCGGTGAGCCGAGCGCGAACCGCTGGAACTCCGGCTGGAACGGCAGGCGCCAGCCATCGGGCATCAATTCCGCAAAGTTGTACCAATGGAATGACGGGCTGGACGCGCCGTCCGCGATGGTTGCGCCGTAAACGCTTTCCATTTCCGAACCGTTCCACGACGGCAGGTAGATATGCACCCACTTGTCGATGGACGGGTCGTAGACGGAGCCTTCCGGCACGTTGATCGGCCGGTGGAATTGATCCCACACGCTGCGCGGCAGCACATCGCCGGTCAGGTAGCCGGTCAGGGCATGGCCGCTGATGGTGCCCACGTCGGCGCACAGGCAGTGGAACCCCGCGATCTTGCGGGTGTTATCGGCCGTAGGCGTGGCCCCGCTCGGCATGGTGTTGGGGATGGTGCTGTTGGCGGACAGGATCAGGTCCGGCTCACTGCCTGCGGACGGCTGGCAGTAGTAGAGGTAGAAGTCCTTGCCCGCCCGGTTCGCCGCCGTGGCGTAGGTGCTGTCGTCCCAGTTGGCGGCGGTGTCTAGGCCAAGCGTCTGCTGCGTGGCGAGCACGTAGGCCGTGTCTCCGATGCGAAGCTGCACTTCCTCGGGCGTCTGGATGGCCGTCTGCCCGGTCGCCTCGTGCAGGCCGCCGGCGTCGTAGTGGCGGGCGACGAAGGCCAGACGCTCGATGGCCTCCTGCACGGTGGGGGTGTCGGCCAAGCCATCGTTGAGCGAGGAATGCGACACGGCATCGGCCGCGCTGAACGCGCCCTCCCACGACGTGCCGTTATATACGCGGATCTGCTTGTCGCCGATGTTCCAGTACGCATCGCCCTCCTCGACCGGATCGCCGTTGGGGTCGGTGCTGGGGTCCGAGAACAACGCGCCGTACCAGCGCCCGCGCAGTTCTTCCAGGTAAGTGAGCGCAGCCGCTTCCGAATCGGCGGCGTTCTGGGCGCTGTTGCCCGCGGCCGTAGCGCTCGACGCGGCGTTGCCCTCGGACGTGCTCG